CCTGGAAAGCGTGTGTGGGATAACATCCCACCGCGGGTTCGAATCCCGCCCTCTCCGCCAGTTGCACATCTAAAGCATTGTTTTTAATTGCGTTTATTTATAAACGCCAGCATTAACTACAAAATAATCTACAAAACTAATTGGCATTTACGACACAAAAAAACCGCCATCACTGGCGGTTTTTAGTATCGGGTGGAGGAATCAAACCCGCCAAGGAGACAGGCTACCGGATCCCCCATGCAAAGGCTCAGCCGTGCCTTTGCCCGGTATTGGCGCTTACGCGCCTGAATTCTTGTACAGCCCGCGATAGTTGATTACACCACAAGCGAAGTCCAGACGGGATTTCACTCCGATGCTGTCATTCTCGAACTGGATTTGTTCTTCGTAGTAGGGGCGCGCCTGGCCAGCCAGATATGCACGCACAATGGTATCCAGTTGAGTTGGCGCTGCGGCCAGATACCATGCCGTTTCGCTAACATCATCCAGGCGCGGATCGGCAACCAGCGTCAGATTACGAATCCATTGCAGGTTGTTTGTGTCATTTGTTGCGCCATAGAGCACCAAGCTGTTCAGCAGTGCCTCTGCTTTGCTTTCCAGTACGACCGGCACAATCAGGAAGCGCGGCTGCGGATCGATGCGACTTTCGCCCTTGATGCCCTTCTGGCGGCGCATCGCTGCGCGAGCGGCGCCCAGCGAGTCAACGCTCAGGGCCGTGCCGCTAGCCGCCAGGTTGCTGTGATCGGCATGGAACAGAGCCTTGCCGTCCGACATGGCAGGAGTGCCGGTCAGCTTCGCATAAACCAGATCAGCCTCAGTGCGGCGAGCCGATGAACCAAAGGCGGCGGGCATCATAGTAAACGCGCCCAGATCGTCATTGATCAGCATTTGGCGGGTGATTTTCAGCATCCGGCCAAACGTTTTGATTGAAAACTTCTCGGCTGCTTCACCGAAAGCACCATGCTTGTATTCCGCACCCTCGCTGATTTCAAGCAGACCGGGAGCTTCGGACAAGGCGACAAAAGAGTTTTCCTTGAAGTCAGCAACTTCTTTTTCTCCGGTCCAGATTTGATGCGTGGTCGGTTCGTTTTCATATCCCAACTGCATGGCCTTCCCGGCGGTGTTGGCGAGCAGCTCGGGGAAGTCGCTGGTGGATAGTGCCGCCTTAATGATCTCCGCGCGTCCAAAGCCTGTAACGGTCTTTCCGTTCATGCTCAAGATGTTTTCCGCCATTGCTGTGATGTTCATCCGCTCAACGTCACGCACAAGCGGCGATGGATTTTCCACGCGCACGCCGGCGCGAATCAGCAGGGACTGGGTGCAGGCTTCCATGAAATCATTCCCGCGCTTGGTGGGAGTGCTGGAATCTGCCGGGGTGAAGCTTCCCGCTACTGGAAAGCTACCCTTGCCCAAGTGTGCCAGCAATTTATTGTTGGCGTCCTGGGCGGAACAATTGATGTCGCTTTCACACGCGGCCTGTAGCCCGGCAATGCCATCAACTCCGCCAAAGCGGGAAAATGTGTATTTGATGTCGGCGCGGCGCTGTGCTTCAGCCTGTACGCCTGCAGCGCGCATATCGTCGGCGGTTTGGGTTGTTGCTTGCATATTCATGGCGGTGTTTCCTTTCTGTAAAAGACGATGGGGAATGGTGAATTTGTCGCTCTTGAAGCTAGCGGCAATAGGCAGGTCGCTCGATTGCACTTCATCGATGAAGCCAGCAGCCAATGCCTCACTTGCGTCTAGCCACGTTTCGGCATCGAGCAAGGCGATGATTTCCGCGCGGCTTTTGCCTGATCTTGCGTATGCGGAAATAAGCGTTTCGCGGGTCTTATCCAATACGTCGGCGACCTTGCGTAACTCTGCAGCGTCACCCGCTGTACTCATCCACGGGTTGTGCAGCATCAGCAAACTGTTGCTTGCCATGCGGATCGTGTCACCAGCCATCGCGATGAATGAGGCGATAGATAGAGCCCATCCGTTAACCTCAATTGTCACGTTGGCGGGGTGTTGCTTGATTGCGTTGTAGATGGCAACGCCATCCTGAACGCTGCCTCCTTGGCTGCTAATTTGAATCGTCAGATTCTTGATGTCGCCCAGGTTGGCTAGGTCTTGGATGAACTGGGTTGCAGATACCCCGAATGCGCCAATGTCATCAAAGATTGACAGGGTCGCCGTGTAGGCGTCTGCACGCGCGTTGATGTTGTACCAGGATTTTTTCATTTGGATTGAAGCCGGGTTAGAGACGCAAGCAGTTTCACGCCTGGTGCGTTAAATGAAACCCCCTCATTCTGCTTAAGGATGCCATACAGCCCGTGCGCCGTTAGTGGTATCCGCAAGTCGGTTTTGTATGCGCGGAATAGGTCTTGCTGCCACACCGGCCAGCTCGCGACCGGCTCGGGCAAGTGCCTGTAGAGTTTCCATGTGCGCCCCTCAAACTTGGTGATTTCACCGGCAAGCCGCTTACACCTTCCCCATCCGGTAACGGAATCATCCAGTGCGATGTTGCGCAGCGCACCCATCAGGTGATGATTGCGTTTGAACAATCCCAGGCGGGTTGACATGCTGCTTGTCCCGGCATCAATCGGAGCGAGGCCAAGGAACCGATCTAGCGGGTATTCGCCGCCGTGGCGCAGGTAGTGGAGAAACGATTTAAGCAACCATTCCCGCACATCAGGGGTGATAGGCTGGTTATAAAAAATGCTGTCGAGCAATGATGCGAGGCGCGCCACCGGCGATGGTGGAAATTTTTCATGTAAGAGTGTGTTCATCAATGCGCCTTCCCAGTCTGCGTTGCCGGTACCGTATGCACGGTGAACAGTTGAACCAGATCGGTCGGTGCGCCGCCCACTGGTAATGCGCAGCAAACAAAATCAGCGCCGGATATTGAGGCATGAACTGTCAATACTAGGTCAAGGCGTTGCGCCCGGTATGCCGCCAGCAGGTTCACTAGGTCAGGCGATGCAATGCGCTGGCAGTAGTCCGCGAACAGCGCAGCTAGGTTGTCGGTAATCGCTGCCAGTTGTTGCACAGCACTGGCTTCATCAGTCATCGCCAGAGGCCTCCATATGCGTTGGAACCATGCTGTCCCACTCCCCCCCTATGTTTTCTTCAAGCGCGCCAGCAGGCAAGTTGTCCAGTTCGTACTGAAGATCGTCCAGGCTGTTACCCGACACGCACTCAAAAATCGACAGCCAGCCGGCGGTAGAGAGGCCATCTTCGGATACTCGTTTCAGCCAGGCAGTGATGCCGTCAATCACTTTGTCGGTCGGCAGCAGCACCAGCGCGGCGCGCTCTTCAACAAGACGCCGGTCAAGGGCGTCGAGTTGCGCTGCCAGCTCGTTCGCGCTCTCTTCGTAAAAGGTCGCATTCTCATCAGACTGAGCCAGGGCTTTTTCCAGCTCGGCGACACGCTGTTGAAGTCTGCCGATGTCGCGGGACAATGGCTCCAACACCTTGGCGCGCAGCCGCGCCGGATCGGTGTTGCGGAGAAGTTGACTCACGGCTTGTCGTGGGTCCAGTCGACCATCCGCGCCCAGTGTAATTTTCCCAGCCGTCACCCACTCACCAACAGCCTGCTTGCTCACGCCCAAGAACCGGGCGAACTCCGCGCGCCTCAAGCGCAGGCCGGAACGATCCAGCTCGCCCGAGGCGAAGGGGAGAATCCCGGTTTTTGGGGTGGTGCAGTCAGGGTTAAGCTGGTTTGTCATAATGTCACCGTTCGAGTTGACCTAGTTTTTGAAGGCACGGCCTAGCGCTTTTACGCGTCGCTTCGTACCCGCAAGGGATGAGGCCAGGGAGTACCTTTTCATTCTCTGGCCTCGTTCGGTTGTTGCGCCAGCGTGTAACCAAGCTCATCAGCCATGGCGTGCAGGATGCGGGGATCGCCGGTCAGCGCCATGAGTGCAACAGCCTCATCAAGCCCGAGGTCGCCGGTGTTTGGGTTGAGCTTGCGGGCCAGCACGCGGGCATCCATACCCATGCGTGCGGCCAAGGCAGGCACGCCGCCGGGGTAGTGGTGGCCGGTCAGATATGCAGCGTCTCGGGTGTTCATGGTCAAGCCTCCTGTTCTTTTGGTTGCGGGTGATGCGGGCAATAGCGGGCAATCTTTCAGCCCTTCTATATATTTTGTCTTTGACATACTTCACACCTCATAGGAAACATTACCCGCAATACCCGCATCACCCGCATTTGACAATTTTCCATCTGGCAATCTTTGTGTGCCCGTCCATGCCGCACTGCTCAAGCCTCATGCCGTCAACGATGCGGTCGCGGTGGGAGCGCAGCCAGTAGGCCAAGCGACGGCTGTTGATTTTCTCGGCGCACACCATCTGCATGGCGTCATACAGGTCCGGGCTGGTTCGCATCAACGAATCGCCAAAGCCCAAGGTGGATAGGCTGGCTGAGACGATATCGGCGGCGGTAGCCTCGCCGCTTGGGAAAGCACCAAGCCATGATTCGAACAACAGGCGCATCGTCTCAAGGTCGGGGTCTTGCTGGCGTAATGCTTCGGCAGCCTTGAGCGGGTCAGCCATGCCCAGCCAAGCGAGGGGGCGGCGCACCATCTTGTCCCACAACTCAAAGCCGCCCAGCGGGTGCAGTCCCTCAATGGCAGGCGAACCGGCGGCGATGTATGCAAGCGGGATTTCGAGTGCCGCGCGTATCAGCTCACCCCGGCGTTCGAATACTGTTTCCAGGTGATCGCGGGTGAATGTTCGCTGCTCGGGGCGTTCTGTTTTGGCATCCATGCGGATCAGCACAACACGCCGCTTGAGGTCGCCCACGATGGATAGGTTGTTGCCGGTTGCCACCAGCAGCGCGTGTGTTGGAATGCTGACCATGCCACTTGCGCCAAGCGGTCGCAGCCGGACAAACTGTTGCGTGGTCACTTGGCAAAGCAGATCGCCCTTGAGGGGGCGCTCGATGTTGTCCAGCAGGATGCAGGCATCACCGGCCATCACGCCGCCCAGCCGTTTTTCCGCTTCTGCGTCATCGTGGCCCAAGGACAACACACTGGCACGCCGCCCGGCGGCGATGATTGCGAACGTCTCGGCGATAAGGGTCTTGCCTGTGCCCGGTGTGGGCGCGGTAATTGCCATCATGGGGGCTGCGGGGAGGATACGGCGTATCAGGGCCGTGATAATCCCGGCCAGCATCGCCGATGTGTCGCATTCATCAACAACGGGGAAATCATCCACCAGATCCATCAGTACCAGCTTTGCCTTTTCCGCATCAACACGTGAGGGTTTTGGATTGGGTGATGTAGAGCGGACATTCTGTTCAAACGCCGCGAATAGCTCTGTGCCTTCGTCATAGCCGGGCTGCTCGATTACGTAGCCATCCGGTGTGATGGTGGGGGCTTCAATAAACCCGGCAAGCTGGTTTAGGTGCGGCCAGTTGCCGCGCGCCAGAAAAGCATCAGCCACGCGGCGCGGACAATCGCACGGTTTGTATTCATCGGAACGCGCATCGAAGCGTTGGTGAATCGCCGCGTTCGTCAGCAGTTCAACTAGGTGCGCACCATCAACAGGGTGCAGGGTGATCGCGCCGCGCGGTCGATTGACACCAAAAGACAAACCTTCCTTTGCCGGATAAATCCGCAATAATCGCCCGGACTGCACGAACAGGTTGCAGTCGGCATCAGCAAGCGCCTGTTCGCATTCGTCCAGTATCTCGGGCAGCTTGCCGGGATCGTGCCGGATAACCCGCTGGCCGTCCCCATTGAAGGCCGCACGATGTTCTTTATCGGCTTTGACTAGATTGAGCTCTGGCTTGGACATTGTTGTTTTTCCCATAGATGGGCACCCCAAGGGGATGGCGCACCTGGTTGATATTTAAGTCGCAGCCAGCCGCGTGGTTCGCCCCGGCAGACTCGATCCATATTGAAGGTTTGCGCGTCGCGCGCTTTGGCAGCGAACAGCGCGGAACAAAGGGCGTGCAGGTGTGGGATGTCGCGGTCGCGGTGCATGATGAAAACATCAAGGCCAGCCGCGAAGCGCCATTCAAATTCGGAAGGGTCGCGCCCGGGTGGCACAACCACAACGGGGAAGTCAGGCGCGATGTCGCGCCGCCATTCAAAGCCGATTGCGATATGCCCCATGCAGCCGCGCACAGGAACCATGCCATTACGCCGCGCATCGTTGATCGCCTTGGCGTAGGGAGGCAGCTTCTTGATTGTCACGGCTTGCCGCCACTCAATACCCGGCGCAGCTCGCCAACCTGCCAGGCGGTCACGCGCTCAGATAATTTCCGTGGTGCTGGTAGTGTGCCCGCGTTGACACGTCGCCACACGGTCGCAGCGGAGCAAGCGAACAGTGCTTGCACAACTGGCTGGCGTACCATGCAGGACTCGGGGAGAGAATCGAAGTTGCGCAGCGCGGCGGGGATGTCGGCTGCGGCGCGTTGTGGGTTGTGTTTCATTTGTGCGACTCCTTGTGAGTTGGAGCGCACAGAATAGCGGGGTGTTTTTAGTTAGTCAGGCTCAAATAATCTCACTTTTTGAGCCTGCGAAACTTGAGATAGTCGCGCTTTATTTTTGCTGCTGAAGCCCTCGGCGCGCTCAGGTCTGAATATCCAGTCTCTCTGCGGTTGCGCGCCGCGCGGAACGCCACAACCTTATCTATAGCCGCTTCCAGTGATACGGCGCCATCCCGCAAAAAGTTGGCAACGAGCATTGCATGTGTCCTGGCCCATTCCCTGTCCCCTAAAGACATTTTTGATCTTCCCTTACGCTTACCATTGTCCTTGGTCTTGAGCGCTTCAATCGCGCCTCTAAAACCTTCCCGCATCGGAGTGGGTGGCAGCTTTCCAGCCTCTACAAAATCAGCGAACCGCGCCAAAAAGAAAGCCAGTGCCAGCCGATCGCCACTTGTTAGCGCGTAGTCGGTCACAATGGCAGCGGCCTTTTCTAAATCGCCTGCGCCGCCCATCAAGACTTTGTGCGCTTCAAAAAAAGCCCGGTCGTTGGCGTCGAACTCGTCTTTTGTTGTGTATTCTTTTTCAGTTGATGGTGTTGTTTTCATTGCGCACCTTTCCCAGCGCCTTCAAAAAGGAGCCGCACCAAGCCGGTTGAAGTGTCCGGCGATTCACCCCGTCGGGTTAGGTGCGGCGAACTCGTTAAGCCGGCAGCGGCTCTGGTTGTTTCCTTGCCTCATCTATCAGAGCTTCGGCTTCATTGATCCGGTCAATTGTGTTCTGCATCGCAAAGTAAAAACCTGTTACCTGACCGCGCTGCAAAAGTAGCTCTCCGTCATGCGGCACGTTCAAGCTGATTGTCTGGATAAATTCCGCCAAATACGCGGCTTCACTCAGCTTTTCACTTGCGGCCGACAAGCATTGGGTGCTGGCCAACAAGGGGGTTGGTGCCTTTTCTGATGGTACGTCTGGCAATGATTCTGCCAGCGGCTGCATGATCGCGTTGAAAAGCTGTTTTTTCGATTTGTCGTCTTGCGCGTTTGCCATCAATGCCGCCAGCTTGGCTTGAATGTCGGCCAGGTCGGCCTGTTGCTCTGGTGCTGTTAAAATGGTTTTAGCCATGATGCTTACCTCCTTGGTAGGTGTTGCGTTGTGGTTAGGGGCGTTTGGTGGTGGTACACCTTGCGCCCCGTCTTTTGCCTGAATCCGTAATCCGTCAGGCGGCGGTCTTGCTCTTTTTCAGCGGCACAACATTGGCCGTGTCGCTTTGCACCGTGGCGCAATACTTCGCCCAGTCATCCATCATGCGCACCCGTTTGGCGAATAGATCGCCGCGCCGGTAAGCCGCTTCCACCTTGTCGCCGATGGTGTGTGCCAGCGCCATTTCTGCCACGTCGCGGGGGTAGGCTGTCGATTCAGATACCCAGTCGCGGAAGGTTGAGCGGAAGCCGTGGGTGGTCAGATCGCCGCGCTTCATCCGGCGCAAGACGGCGGACATGGTCATGTCGCTGATCGGCCTGCCTTCATCGCGCCCAGGGAAAACAAGGTCGCCGCGCCGCTCGGCCTGCATCCGTTCCAGCACCTTCTTGGCCGCTTTGCTCAGCGGTACGCGGTGCTCTTTCTTGGCCTTCATGCGCTCCCCAGGGATCACCCACATGCAGCCATCCAGATCAATCTCAGCCCACACCGCGCCGCGCACTTCACCGGATCGGCAAGCGGTCAGGATGGCGAACTCCAGCGCGCTTGCGCCAGTGCCTTCCTGTTCGCGCAATTTGGCCATGAACGCGCCCACTTCCGTGAATGGCAGCGCCGCATGATGCACGGTAGGGGTTACCTTGCCGGGGGACGGTAGCAGCTCGCTGAGGTGCTTTTTCCAGCGGGCAGGATTGTCGCCTTCCCTGAATCCACTCACCGTTGCCCAACCCAGCACAGCCTCAATGCGGCCGCGCACACGGTCGGCGGTCTCGGTCTTGGTTGTCCAGATCGGCTGCAGGGCTTTCATAATCAGCGCGGTGTCTACCTCGCTCACGGGGAGCTTGCCAAATACCGGCCCGCAATAAGTGGCCAGGGTGTTTGTCCACTGGTTAACGTGCTTGGGGTTTTTCCATTCCGCACGCTTCGCCTCAATGTAGGCGTCTGCACATTCCTGAAAGGTGATGGATTTCGCGGCGCGGACACGCTCGCTGATTTTAACGGCGGCGCGCTCGCCAATAGGATCTATGCCGGCCCGGGTTTTTCGGCGCGCCTCTGTCGCCAGATCGCACGCCCCCTTAATCGTTCTGCCATCGCTTTCGATACCTCCCGCCAGCGGTACGTCAGGGTAAGACCCCAGCCCCATCCAGCGCGCCCGGCCTGCCAGCATGAAGCGATATATCCAGTGCTTTGCACCGGTGTCGGTAACGCGGAAATACAACCCTTTTTCCGTGGTTGAATAAACGCCAGGCACGCTCAAATTGCGCAGCTTCATATCCGCGCCGGCCTTCCGTAAATCCAACCTCTCAAGTTTGCGCTTTTTGCTCATCGCCAAACCCCACCAGATTCAATATACAAAATAGTCTACAAAATATAGCGAGATTTTGCAAGTTTATTTAATATGGTGCGAGACGCTAAAACAGGCTAAACACCTGTGTTTAATTGGGGTTTGACACGTTGCGAGACGTTGCGGGATTCCAACTATGAGTTTCGCCCTCTCCGCCACACACAAAGAGCACCTTCGCGGTGTCTTTTTTTTATTTCTCAAAGCGTACAGCTTCTGGTTCGACAAATGAGCACGGCTCGCGCAGGACGCCTGCAGGCTTTTGAATTT